CAACAATCTTGGTGGAACAAAGTCATTGGAGGTGCTGTGGATGTAGCCGCCCTTCAACATCAAGCTATGCCAGCAGTATCCGAAATTTGGATTAGAGAAGGGAAACTTCATCTCCGAAGCCAAAAGGTTAGGATACAGGATGGCATTGAGCGACTCAAAACTTTCTTGAAAGTCAATCCACTTACTGGTCAACCCAGCATCCATATCAACGCCAAGTGCCGAGGTTTAATCTCTGAGCTTGGCGGATGTCCAAATCCCGAAGATGGGCAGACAAAAGTCTACAAGTGGAAGACAGACAGAGAAGGCAATATAATTGGCGAAGTGCCAGAAGATAGGAACTGCGACGCCATCAAAGCTACAGTATATGGCTTGGTTGACTTGATGGGTTACAGCACAGCCCAACGGCGACAACCAGAAACTAAGTATTTTAAGTAGGGAGGAATAATGAAGCATATATCAATAAGTGAGGAGCGGAAGCTAAGTGTGGAGGACATCAAAGCCCAGATGCCTATAGCAATCACTAGCGATGGTGAGCCTTTCGCTTACCTAGTTGACTTAGCTGAAGTTATTGTCGTAAGCGACCTCCATCCAAGGGTTCGCAATATGCTCCAAATGATGGAGAGGCGAGCTAGAAGTGGGATGCCAAAGCCAGAAGTAATTAGCAAAGAGAAACTTTAATGGAAACTATCCAAGAGATAAAGAAATTTGTATCGGGCTTCTTTAACGATACAGCATTCCTAGCCCTCCGTAAACGGTGGCAGACTGACTTTGACCTTGGGGTTCGTTTGAAGCCCTATAGTGCTGGTGAAGGCTATTATAGCTATACTTCAGATTCTTCAAAACTCCTTGTAGATAAAGCCATTGAAATCCAGAACAAAGCCAAGCTGATAATCCGTATCCCCGATGAAGTTATGGCTCAACTCGATACAAACGACCGAGAGATAGGTGCTAATGTAGAGCGGTTTAGTTACGGCTGTCTTGCTTTGAACGATGAAAGGTTGGTGCTCAAGGGATTTCCTCCGCTTCGAGAGCAATTATCTTGGTTCTTTTCGGTTAGAGGTAGCGCATTCATCAAAGCTCTAATGAACAAGGACGACGACGGCAACACAATCCCAGAGATAGACTGCTTCGACCCTTACAATGTAGCCTACGAGCGTGGCAAGAAGGGAATAGAAGTAGCTTGTAATGTTTATAAAACTACCAAAGAACAAGCAAAAGCTGAGTTTGGTTGCGAGGTTACTGTAGAGGAGCCAACAATTTATGACTTCTATGACACCAAAAATCACGGTGTTATTGTAGAAGATAAATGGGGCGTAGAACTGACACCACACGGACTAGACTATTGCCCAGTTTTTGAAATCAAAGTTGGCTCTATGCCAGCAATCTCCCAGACGAATTATTCACGAACCGATGTCCATCGTGGCGAGGGTATCCTTGCTGCGAGCCACTATGGTTAGGCGTGGCGTAAGGGTTCCTCTTGGAATTTGGTCTGCGGACGGTCAAGCAACTTTAGATAAAGACGTCTGGCAGGTTCAAAAAGGTTCGGCGACTTCATTTAGAAGCGATGTTGAGATAAAACCGCTTATTGAGCCTACTATGCCAGCCGATACAGCACCACTACTTGAGATTATATCTGGCGAAATCCAACGGGCTGGCTTCCCGCATACTACCTATGGACAGCTTGGATTTAGACTTTCTGGCTTTGCTATCAGCCAGCTTTCAGCGGCTATTGAAACTGTAGTATCCAGCTTCATCAAGGCACAGAAGTTGTCATACGAAACCAGTTGTCGTTGGCTTCTACAACAATATACCAAGAAAGGCTTTAATCCAATCAAGGTCTTTGGCAGAACTAGCAAGGGCGAAATGTTTGGAATGCCAGAAGTGATGCCAATTAGACCTGGCGAATTGAAAGGTAGTTGGCGGCTAGAGGTTGAGCTTGAGCCAGTTCTACCCAAGGATGACGCACAGCGATACGCCCTTGCTCAAACTGCTAGAACACCAGGAGCATTTGGCGACCCGCTGTTATCTGACCGAACAATCCGAGACGCAATTTTGGGAGTTCAAGACCCAGACCTCGAACAAGAGATAATCAACAGTGAGTGGTCGGCGGTTCTTCCGCTGGTTAGACTGTTGCGAACATACATTGCTCAACTAAGACAGGAAGACTTTATTGGGGCGCAGGCTACTTGGATGGAAATTCAGCGGCAGATGATGACTATGCCAACACCAGCAGGACGGGGCGGGGGCGGAGGTGCTCCCACAGGACTTGAGGCGGAAGCTGCTGGAATGCCTGGAGTCGGGATGCCCACAGGCGAGACTGGGATGCCATCAAGTGTCTACCCCTCAGAAATGGAAGGTGGGCTACCGCCAGGAGCAATGCAGGCTAGAATGCCAGGGATGGGTGAATTGTAATGCCTAATGGTTATGCCCCCGAAGTTGAAAGAATACCTGCTGGTTGGACTTGGCAGGATTATCAGGCGTTTGTAGCTTGGGTTACGCAATACTACCAGCCCAGACTCCTAGCATCAACTGGAGACTGGAACGAAACACAACGTCAGTTACAGGGCATTCTCGCAGACCCCTCTACAGCAGATTATTGGCGACGGTTTGTCAAGAGTGCTACTGCTCCTACCAGAGACCCGTATGGTTTGCTAACCCCCGCAGAAGCCAGAAGACGATTTGCTGATATGATGGAACGAAATGTGGCAAGTGGCATTTGGACGGAAGCTCAAGCCGCAAGCCAGGCGGAAAAATTCGCTACATCTATTGCTGAACACGGTATAACTTATGATACGCCTTTCTACGGAAGCCTTGAGCAACAGGTAGGGACTTTTACTGGAGCAGGGTGGCAAACTCCTGCCGAAAGAATGGGGATAACCCAAGGCGAATATCAAAGAATGATAGGTGGAGTAGGCGGAGCGCCGTTCCTTGGAGCTACAGCTGGCCCACTAGGTTTTGCTGGTACTCGTCGACCTCAAGATGTGCAGCCACGCCTAACTGCTGGTCAGTATGAAGCAAGAATAAGAGCATCTTTGCCTGGACTACCATCAGGCAGAGGAATGATGGAGGAGGCTTTAGAGGGATGGGCTTCACCTGCAATGCAGCAGTATTTTATGTCTCAGTTCCCTTACCTTTTTGAAAAGTTTGGGGGGGAGGAAAGGCGGGTATCCTCACAGGCGGCATACAAAAAATTACTGGGGCAGCTTGGAGCTTTGGGTGCAAAACGCCGAGGTGCACAATGGGTGTTAGGAAAGAAGGCTGAATATCTACCACAAGTTGGAACAACTGGTGCTGCTCTTTATCCTTTTGGCCCCGCACCTGCTGGCACTTCATATCAAGCAAGCTATGAAGCGACTAGGTCTAAAATAGCTGGTTTAAGTCGCCAAGAGGCAGCACTTCAAAGTCGAACTGCAAGAGGATGGACAGACCCTTGGGCGGGCTATCTAGCAAAATATCCTTGGCTTGAGAAATTTATCAGAATCCCACCTGCCCAAAGAGGCTTTTATCCGAGTAGATTCGCCCCGATGACAAGGTGGCTATAGTTCAATGCCAAATGGTCAAAAGAAGAGTTATCAGCAATTCCTAGAGGAATTTCGGGCGCCTGCGGCGATTGCTCCTAGCCCCGCTCCGCCTCAATACCCTACACCACAATATCCTCCACAAGAACCTGCCAAAGAAGGTTGGTGGGCGTGGTTGACGAGGCACGCTCCTTGGAATATAGTCAGAATTGATATATGGCGTGGGATGCAGGCAGCCGATTTGCGGGAGAAATACCAGAAAGAACACCCCGAACTGAAACCAGGTCAAGTTGAACAACTGCCTGAATTTCGAAAGGAGTGGGCTAGAATTTATCAAACTGAAGTTGGCAAACTAGCACCCGCTCCTACTCCTGAAGAAACCAGAGAATTTGAGAAGTTGCCTTTCCGTCAACGGATGGTATACGAAGCACCTTATTGGGGTATGGCTATTGGGGTCTCAGGGTTGGTTCCTAGTGCCACATCATTACAAGCTCAACTAGCCTCAAGAGCTCACCAAGTTGGAAAAGGAGCAACGATGGCTAGGGCAGCTATTCAAGTGTTGAGGCCTATAGCTGCAACTGAACGGCTACAAGCTAGAGCCTTAAATAGTATAATATCAAAGTTGCGTCCATTTAAGCCTGAGCAGGCATTCAAAGCAACTACACAATACAAGAACTTTCTTAGGATAAAACCAACACTTCCTATAAGTGAACAGACAAGGGTGGAAGCTGTATTGAGAGCGGCTTTCCAAGCCGATTTACTGGGGCAACGCCAAATGGCAAATGCTTACCGTTTGGCAATTTTCAAGCAACATCCTGGAATACTCCCAGAGACAGCTACAGCAATTCCAGCACCATTTATAAAAGCATTCCCTGGCTGGGAAAAAGCTGGTGGTGTGGTCACAATAACTGCGGAACGCTGGGCAACAATAACCCCTGCTAATCAAGATATTTTGCTTAAAGCTCTTGGAGTGGCAAAACCAACACCTGGGACAGTAGGAACAGCTTGGGCAGCATTACCAGCAACAGTTAGAGCAATCTTAGCAGGTGTTCCAGAACCAGAAGCACCGCCGTTGGTAAAAGCACCAACACCAGAAGAAGAAGCAGAAGAAATGACCGCTCCAATGCTTGAGGAAATCCTTGGGCGGAAGATAACCACCCTAGAGGAACTGGCAGCGGCACGTGATGAATATAGAAGACGATTAAGAGGGGAGGGAGAGGGAATTCCAACTGCTCCACCTGAACCACCAAGACCACCAGTTCCAGGGGTTCCTGGAATGGAAGTGCCAGAAGAACTCCCCGAAGAAGAAGTAGTCCGAAGGGTGCGTGAGATAGAACTTGCCACCACTCAAAGGCTTTTAGTTGAGCTAGGTGGATTGGCAGAAGTCCCCCCGTATATCCGTGAGGGAAGAGAGCCAACCGTTGGCGACCTTTCTGAGTTAAAGTTTGGCAGACCTACACCACTTGAGCTACTTACCTCACAAGAATATTATGTTAAAAAACTAGGGGCTGGGCCTTTAATGGCACCGCTAGAAATAGCTAAAGCTGAACAATCTGTAATATCCAAAATTATGGAGCGTATCATCGCCAAGAAGGTAGCCCAATTAAGTAAAGAAGTAAAGCCCAAGATGTGGGAGTTGCTAAACACCTACGAGGCGCCTCCTGCTGAACTTACTGGAAAAGATAGGGAAGCATTTATCTGGTTTAGAAGCCTTACCCAAAGTATGTGGAGGGCTGAAAATCAGGTTCGTGCCTTGCTTGGTGAGGAACAAATTGAATACCATCAAGCGTATATCCGCAACATAGCTATCTCTTCAGCAAGAGGAATGATAGAGTGGCCAGAGTTCTTGCCAGCAAGTCTAGCAAACCGAAAGGGCTGGAAGACAAGAATAGTCAGCGCCAAAGTTTGGAACCCAATGGAAATGGAGCGACTGGAGAAGGAACTGGCAGAAGCATTAGGGATTGTCTACAGCAAAGATTTGAAGCAATCCTTGACATCAATGGTGCGAATAGGGCTGAAGGAAATCTTCCTAACGCAACCTGCGAAAATGTTTAAGCAGAACGTTAAGGAACTCGGTGATGCCCTACCTGCCAAAACTTGGGAATATCTCGACACCTATATGAGAGTAAGTATCAAAGGGCAACAAACTGACTTTGATAAACAAATGGAGCGAGTATTCCGAAATTCTGGTCTGGCAGGAGTAATTAATCAGCTATTGGCATCACTTGGCAAACCCCCGTTAACACGCCCTCTCGCTGCTATTTCCCGAATAATGGGCAGGTTAGTTATTTCAGGAGCACTGGGGCCAAGACCCGATATACTTATCAGAAACCTGTTTCAGAATATTCAAAACATAGGCTTGGCAGGAGTAACGCCCACTCTCAAGTCGTTCTTGCCAGCAGATGAAGCCACTACAAGGCTTATAGACAAGAGCTTATATTTTGCACTTTATCACGGTTTTGAAGAACTGCCAATTGAAGCTCAGGCTAAACTTGAGCGGGCGTGGCTGTGGCTCTATGGTAAAACAGCAGTTTTCAATGCCAGACAAGGAATGAAGGCTGCTTACCATCATTATAAACCATACTTCACTAACCCCAAGCACAAAGACCTTGGCTATCAAAGCCCTCGACGGACAGGTAGGGAACCCAAAGGCTTCTTATACCCCGAAGAGGAAGAGTTCCTCTTGATGCTGATGGAATATGACTCTGGCGTTGCTCAGTATGTTTATAGCGTGTTGGGAATGCCAGGGATATACCGACATAAAACAGCGGCGGCAGCGTTGCGATTACAAAGTTGGTGGATGAATTACTTTGCTAAATACTGGGGCGAGATGCTCCATCGACTTGGAACAGGCGAAGTAGGTTATGGCTTTGGCCCTATGAAAATGAACCCATTGGAACCAGGAGTAACGCCAGGGGTTCCCCCAGAACCACCCGATGGAATAACAATAGAAATGCCACCAGAAAGTGATGAGTGGCGTCCCCGTCCCAAAGCACCTTGGAGGGATAGGTTAAATATTCTTCTCTATATGATGCTTGGTGGTGGAGTCCTGACAGCTATGGGATACACACGCTCATTTATGTTTGGTGTCCTGCCAGGAAGATTTGCTCCGTCGGCTAATATTTTGATGGGGGTTTACGGTTATGCTGTTGCTTACAACGAACAGCAAAGAGAAGTCGCCCTGAAACAGATGTGGGAGGGCATCCAAATGCACGTCCCTGGTCATCTAGCCTACGAGGATTTCAAAAAGGCTTTTACAGGCGAACAGCCTTGGTCAAAGGTTTTCTTCTACACACAGGAAGGATGGCCACCAGGACTGCCTACTTGGGGACTGCCTCCGCTTGAAGCAACTGAAACAATAAGAACATCCCAGGCAAAGCTAGGAATAGCCCTTCCCATTACAGAAGAGGAACGAACTGCTGCTACAGCAGAGGGGAGAGCGCCTGTCGCTGAGATATATGAACTGGCAGATGCCAGAAGAGATATAAATAGAGACATAGGTATGTGGGGGCTGTTTACTTATCCTCTTGCTAGATTAGGTGAAGAGCAGACTAAGTTAGGTGAGTTAATCCGCAACGCCAACGATTGGATTGGCAGATACGAGAGAATTCCAGCAGAATTGCGATTGGATTTTAGAAAGCAATATACCGACGAAGCCGCCACAGCCGAAGCCTACTTGTTTATGTTTGGCAAGGTCAGTTCATTACAATCCCCCAAGGGGGAAGGCTACAAAAGCTGGGCGGTTATTCAAGATTTAATAAAAGAATATAATATACCCCTAGAAGCAATCCCCAACTACACCGCTGAGGCTTCAAAACAAAGAGCTATAACACCAGAACAACCAACAATTCCTCCAGCGCCTCCATACCAGCCACCAACTGGTGAGCTTGGATATGAGGATTGGCTGGAAGAATTGAGACGATAATAGCTATTCCTAGACTGGCAAATGCCCGTTTAGTTAGCGAAATATATACAGGAGGAGAAAGTGGAAGAGCAAAACTTAGACCCAACTTCTGACGAGGGACAAGAGCAGCTTCCGCCAGCCACACCACCAGAGGGAGAGGTTCCAAAGCCACCAGAGGGAGCGGGAGACAAGGGCGCTGAGAAACCCCCTGAAACCCCCCCACCCGTGAAGACCTACTCGGTAGAGGAGTGGAACAAGCGGCAATCAAGCTGGGACACGGGCTTGGAGGAACTGAAGAAGCAGCACAAGGAGACGGTAAAACAAATCCAAGAGCAGCTAAATCAGCGACAACGAGCAGAATTTGTTAGTCAAGCTGCGGAACGGGGCGAGTCTGAAGAGCAGGCAGGAACTTTGTTCGACCTAAGACAGCAACTTCAAGAGAAGGAAACTGGCTTAGTTGAATTGGCAAAAGTTCTTGATACTGCCAAGAAAGACCGCACCGCCGACGAATTGATTGAGAAGTTCACCTTGCCCAAGGATGCCAAAGACTCACTTCTCAAGGCGGAAACGCCAACCGAGATGAAAACTCTGGCTCTGGAGATGGCTTTGGAAACAACGAAGGCAACAAAAACCCCGCCAGTCAAAACACCTTCAGCAGTTACTACTGGCAAAGGTATCGATGCAAGCAAAGCAACTCCAAGACAGAGGGCAGAGGCATACTTCGCAGAACAAGCTGGGGGAGAGTAAAGGTCGAAGCTGACTTTCACCAGCCAAATAACTAAATACACAAAGTAAAAACCAAATGGCTTTAACTTTAACCGAAGGCAACAAATATTCAACCACCGAGTTGGATAAAATTGTCAACGACTGGCTAGTTAAGGACAGTAGGGTTCTTGAGCTTCTACCATTCGAGACCATTCTTGGTAACTCCCTGACCTACGACTATGTGGCAACTCGTTCGGGCGTTGGCTTCTATGAAGTCGGCGACACTTGGACGGAGAGCACCGTTGTTCTAGGGCAGGACACCGTAGCCTTGAAGGTTATGGGCGGAGATGCTGACCTCGATGAGTTCGTTCGACGCACTCGCTCTAACAAGATTGATGTCCAAGCTACTGTGGTAGAGGACAAAATCAAGGCTCTCCAAGAGTTCTTCACTGACTGTTTCTACTATGGGACAGCCAAGGATGCTAAGTCTTGGAGCGGGCTACACCAGCTGTTGACCAGCACCACCTACAATACTGTTCAAGTAGGCTCAGGCGCTACCCTAGCGGTTCTATCAATTGCCAAACTACAAGAGGCTATCGATTTGATTCGTGGCTTTACTCCCCGCATCATAATGATGTCGAAACTAATGCGAAGAGGTATTAGCACATATCTCGACGGCGTTGGCGACAAATTTACTGCGGGTAGAGACGAGTTTGGGAGACTAATCGAGAAGTTCCGCAACATCGAAATCGGCGTAAGCGACCACATCTACAATGATGAGGTCATTTCGGGCGCCGCCTTCTCTAGCAGCGCTTGTGGCACTGGCACAACTGGCGGGACTACCATCTGGATTCTAACTTTTGGCCCGAAGGCTGTCTGTGGCGTTCAAGGAACCAACGGAATCGAAACCAAAGACCTTGGCGACCTAGAGACCAAAGATGCCAAAAGACATAGGATAAAGTGGTATAATGGCTTGATGTTCCAGAACCTACGCTCATCTGCCAAAGTTGTCGGCATCGATGCGGACGGAACCGTAGCTGTCTAACAACCAATGGTTTCGCTGGCTGTCCATAATCAATCAGCCAGCATCGAAAAGTCGACTTGTTCAATCGCAAGTATAAAAAGTAAAATAACTCAAAAAAGAGAATAAATAAATGGCAAGAACATTTCCAACTGTAGGTGTGTCTCCTATCGATGTCTACAATGTTGACGACAGACCTTGTGCATACTTTGAGCAGGTAATCACTTTGCCTGATACTACACAAGTTGATGCTGTAAAAGTTGTTGGTACACCAACAATGATTGCATCTAGTCAGTATGTTGGCATTGAGTCTGCTGTTGCGCCTGTTGGTACTTCTGGTGCTTGGGCGGCCAGTATCTTCGCAAAGATGACCCAAGATTCAACCAAGAGAATCACTGGCTATCTCTGTGCAGGCGAATTTGAGCTTAATAACTCAGCACCTCTTGCATCAGCTATGGCTTGTCTAGTGTTGAACTGGAATAACAGTGCAACGGACGCAGTTGGTGGGAACCAAGCCTACATCATACTAAGGGACTACAGTAGTGGAACTAACGTAGTAAATCTGTTTGAAATGACTGATGCTACAATAGGTAGCAATGTCAAAACAGACCTGATTTCTACCTCAACCAGTGATGTTACAGCAACCCACTGTGTTCGCTTCACAGTTGCTAACGTCGCCTACTACTTCCTTGTTAGTAGTGCTGGGCCTGCTTAACAACAAAGCCTTTGGGGGCTGGGCTTTAACTAGCTCCCAAATAAACTCGCAGGAGTATAAAATTGGCAGACAAAATATCCAAGAAACTCAATATGGCGGAGAGGTTTGTGCTTCTCAACAATCTTCCCCGTGAAGGCGACCTAGTAACATTCAAGATATTGCGGAAGTTACGGGAAACCCTTGCCCCAACCGAAGAGGAGATAAAGACCTATGGGTTCAAAAATAGCTTTAGATGCCCTCATCGGGAATACGATGAGAAGGGGAAAGCCTTTCAATGTGAAGTAGAAGCCGAAAGCGAAGACATACCTAAATGCCATATACACAATATCTCTATGGCACCGACTGGCAGGGTATCTTGGAACCCCGAAATGTGGAACAAGACAAAAGAGATATGGTTTGGGGCGAAGGCAAATCAAATCATTGTGGATGCCCTGAAGAAAGTGAGCGAAGAGGACAAGAAAATAAACGACGATGTGATTGCTGGCTTGTATGACAAGTTCATTGAGTCAGACGAAGACGAGGAGTAGTATGCCACCTAAACCTAAACAACTTGTAGTTAAATGGGTACAAGGAACAGACACCAATGGAAAGACCATTTATATCAATTGTAATATGGTCGCAAGTGTAGAACAATATAACGAAGATGAGTATGTTTTACATTTAGGTGGGGGCGGAAAGGTATATCTAAGGGGCTGTGTATCTTTAGATGGCTACCCACCGTTTCTACCAGAGGAGGAATAAATGCCACACCCACACAAGAAAAAGAAGAGGGGGAAGAAGTAATGCCTTTACCAAGTACATCAATGGGGGCTTGTATGCGGTTTGTCCGTAGGGAGCATTCTGATTGGCCACAAAAACAGAGGATTGCCGCTTGTCTGAACACATTGCGAAAAGCTGGCAAGAAAGTAGCCCCGAAAAAGGAATAATATAGGAGGATAAGTTATGGCGGTTACGCACGAACTTTATAGTAATTTCCCACATCTGCTACTGGAAGACGCTTTGGCTGGCAGTATCCTGTCCCAGACCATCAAGGTAGCTCTTACTACCAGTTCATACACCTATAACCAAGACACTCACGACTACTTTGACGACATCACCAATGAAGTGTCTGGCACTGGCTATACGGCTGGTGGAGCAACTTTGGCTAGTAAGACCTGCACCGTTTCTACTGTGACAACTACTTTTGATGCTGCCGATACATCGTGGACTTCAAGCACCATCACAGCTAGAAAAGCGATAATCTACTATGCCAGCGGGACAGCAAGCACTTCATTGCTAATCAGTTGTGTTGATTTTGGTGCTGATAAGTCTTCTGATAACGGGACTTTTCAGCTGCAGTGGAATGCCAGTGGCATTTTTACCATTACGGTAGCAACATAAGGAGAGATAATGAAGCTCAGATGGATGACGGGAACTTACCCCATATTTACATACTGTGCCATTTGCCGTAGAACTATCTTTTATCCCCTAAGTCATTTAATTACTGGCACTAATATGTGN